AAATTTTAATAATTATAATTACGCCTTTGTAGAACCTTATAGTCTATATAAACTTTACCGCCTTGAAAGCGTTGTATGCTTTTTGCTTCACCATAAGACAAATTCAATGATCTTGTTCCGTCTTTATACCTTACTCGCCAATACCAGTAATCTAAAAACACGGCTCGATACCATATTGTTAGGCGTTTTTTCATAATCCGATTTTTTTTAATGCGGTTGGTGTTAGTTTTAAATTGTATTTTACTAAATCTTCTATTGTAAATATACCCCTTGCAACAAACCAATTTCTTTCGTCCGAATGATTCCACATAACATTCAAGATATTATTTTCACATCTGACAGAAAATGATTTTTCTTCATGTTGTTCAATATGAAATCCTTCAAACAAAACACGTTCTTTTGCTTCTTGGTATTCGTTCCACCACTCACTGCAATCCTTTACAGATTCTTCGCCACATTGACAAAATCCTTTGCTTTCAGGTCTTTTACATGTTAAGTCAGGCTCTTCTAAAACAATCCAAGCACCGTCAACTAACTTGCAAGGAACAAACATTGATAAATTTAAAGGTTGCTTTAAAAATTCTGCATGTAAGAACAATAACTCTAAATGCTTATAAGTCCAGTTAACTGAGTCTTTAGGTAGATTTTGTACTTCTAAAACTCTTTCTGTCATTGAGATTAATTTATTCATTATCTCAATGGCTTTAATTCATTTGGAGCGAATGATTTACCACCGCTTAATAAATTGGTCATTGAATCATAGAATTTTTCAAACCATGATCTTGGATCATTTTTACGCAAAGCTTTAGATAAAGATTTACATTGAACATTCGCTTCTTTAAAAGCCTCGTTTAGCCTAGCGGCTTCTACAACTGGTAATTTAAGTTTTGATTTCATAATTATCGTTTTTGATTAAAATGTGAAAATGCTACTAAGTTCCATCGGATCTGACCCTCGATTTCCCTTAATAGCATTTTGCTAGTCTCTTATGGAATGTTTGACTGGTCAGATTCTTCAAACTTGTATGGCAAATGTAATACTTTTGTTTTAATATCCAAACAAAAGTTTGATTATTTTTTCAGAACCACCAAATTTTGTCTTTATACTTTCTGAATAACCAAAAAATCAATACAATTACTCCGATGATTAGTACTATATAATACCATGGAAATGCTCCTTTTTTGACTTCCTTTTGCTTTTTATAAGTTTTAGACTCATCAACACGTTTAATTGCTTTTTTGTCCTTAGAAGCTTCCTTTTGCTTTATTTCTGAATCAGACTTTATTTCGGATTGAGTATTGTTTTTTTGAATAGTTTTTTTTACTGTCTTTTTGGTGTTATTTAAAACAACCTTAGTTCCGTCTTTTTCAATAATGAATGATTCTTTTGTAGGGTCCTCTGGCTGATAAATAGTTTCCTCTGTTACAGTTTCATTTTTATCATAAACTTTAGTGGTAGTAGTTTCCTTCACGTTTGTTTCTGATTTCTTTTCCAGAACAGAATTATCAACAACCACATTCTTTTTTACTTCTTTACTAATTTCAACTTGACTTTTTCTGGCACTGCAACTAACCATTCCCAAAGCAATCAGTGATAAATAAACAAGGAATAAAAGTAAAGCTCCAACATCTCTTAAATTTAATCGTTTCATAAGTTTTTGATTATAGTTTTAGCAACAGCTTTCAATGTGTTTGCATAATTAGGATCTGTTGCATATCCTGCTTTCTGCAATTCTTCAAACCATTTATTATAGTCTCCACGTACAGCCAAAGCATTTTTGTAACGAGGATTTTCAAAAAAGAATTTAGAATGATCTTTGAAGGAATCTGCAGGAGTTTTATATTTTCGGAACCAGTCTTTTACTTTGTATGTGTATGTTCCATTAGCGTTTTTTGTTACTGATAAAATAACCGGAAACTTTGCATTTGGAGTTTTTAAAACCTCTCTTGTGGTAATTAATTGCTTTTCCGTGTCAGTGCTTTTTGCTTTTATTCCGAAAAACATATTTCCTGGAACAGCTTTGGCCCATCCTGTTTCCAGTGCTGCCTGAGTTAGTGTGGCAACATGATGTATTCCTGTAGCTTTCTCGCATTCTTTAGCATCGTCTAAATATGCGTTTATAAATTCTTTTGGTGTCATTTTAAAAAGTTTTTTAGTTTTTGGTATGCGTATTCAGCTATGGCCGTAAGGAAAATATCTACATTTAATTTATTCATGAAATATTTAGCTAACTTTTCTGATATTGATGTTATTAGTCCTGCAACTAATAATATATTACCTCCCTTAAATCTTTCCAGAATAATTCCACTAAATATATAAGCAACTCCCAATCCTATAACTAATGAAAGGAGAACACTTAAAAATGACACTTTGTCTCTATTATTTTTCATCTCTACAGCAACTCCTACCGCTACCGTAATGAAAGCAGGTAAAAGAATTTTTGTTACAAGTTCCGAATATTCCTGTTGAACCAATTTATCAGGCATAGTTTATGGGTTTTTATAAGCCAAATGATTGGCAGGATTATTAGCAATGATATCTCAGAAATTGATAAGAATGTTGGATTAAACAATAATTCATCTAACAAGTTCTGTCCGGTTATACAAAGTAAGAAAAAAGAAACGAATAATTTTGGCATTTGTTTAAAAATAACTACAGCCATCAGAAAAACAGATATCGCATTCCCAATATAAAATATTCTAATTCCGGTCCTCTCTTTGATAACCTCCCAAAATGAATATGTCACTATACTTACCAATATAGTGACACCAATTAATATTCTATCTATCATCTGGACGTTTGCCTATAAATTCATCATCAGGAGCCTCTGCCTGCATAATTTTATCTGCCATTTCTGCCTTATCACTGTTCTCGCTAATAGCATTCCTAATTATTTTTTCTCCACGTCCGGAAACAGCTTGAAGTATATAAGAACCAAAAAAGCCGACACCTGCAAAACTACATGTCACCCAAAATTCTAAATACGAATATTTTTGAGCTGCTTCTTCAAACAAGAAAGGCCACATAAATACCAATATGATTGAAATCATAATTGTAGGCCATTCTTCATTTAAATATTCTTTTAATCCAAATTGAATTTTTAATGCTTTAGCACTTCTCTTTAAAGATGCTAGTTTCCGTAGACAATGAAGCAATACGGCTCCTAAACCTACTAATACGTGAATTACTGACTCCATTTTATATTTTTTTTATGTTTCAACAAAATTAACAAATTTATTCACAAAAAAGATCATCCATTGTTATTTCTAAAGCTGAGGAAATCTTAACCAGTGTGTAAATCGATATGCCCGGCTTTTTACCGTTCTCAATATTACATATCATGCTTTCGGTTATGTTTGCGTAAAAGGCCAATTCCACACGTTTTAATTTAATCTCTATCCGTTTCCTTTTTATATTTCTGCCTAAAGTATTCATCAATAACTGAGTTTTAGAAGCAATATCCTTCTCAGAAACTTCACATAAATTTCTCATAACAATAGCAGATTATAAAATTAAACATGTCAAATGTAGTAAGTAAAAACCGATAATAATATATTCTTTTAAGCAATATAATTTTGATGATTATTAATTATTAAAATTTAAAATCATGTTACAAAATGCACCAGAATTTAACAGTGTCGGAGGAGGCTTCGGAGGGTTTGGCGGTTTCGGAGGAATAGCACCAATAGGATTGGTTGGTATCAATAACTTATTTGGTCGTGATGGTCACGATCATAAAGGATGTAATGACGGATCAAATGTAAATGCTCCATTGTTTATTCAAAAAAGCATTTACGATGCAAAAGATTCATTAAATGAAGCAATAGATTCAGCCAGAGACAATCTTGACGGCCGTTTAGATTCTTTGAAAGATTCTTTGACAAGCAGAATTGAAAACGTTGGTGATGCTGTTTGTGATTCCGAAAAAACGAATTTACAGCAATTTTATCAGGCCGCTTTGCAAGCTCAAGCGAATACTACAAGTATCAAAGATCAAGCTACTCAATTCTTTATCGCAAATGATAATAGATTTGATGCTTTGGCTGCTGCAGGTGTATCTCAAACGGCTGCTATTTTGGCACGAATTAATGATGCTGAAGTTCAAAGATTGCGAGATGAATTAAATTACTCTCACAGAAGAAGTGATGCTCAAGAAATTGAAATTAGAATTAACAACTCTGCAAATGCAGTACAAGCTCAGGCTCAAGGTCAATTCCAGGTTCAAACACAAAGAGATAACGACTTACACCGTAGATTAGATGGTTTCATCGGATCTTTCAATCAGTTGAATCGAAATACTCAGGATGTAATCAACTTTGGAACAATGGCCGCTTCTGGAAATCAGGCAAACCAACAAACTAACGTTAAATAGTCATGAAAGTCTTTTTTCAAAAACATCCAGTTGATTTGGACGAATTGACTGCGATAAAGATGATTCACAAAAAAATTGAATCTGCCGAGAAAAAATGCAAAGAAGGAGATAAAACATATTTGGAGGATCTTGCAAAATCCTACGAAATGTCCGAGGACTATTTCAATGAAATAGAAGTAAATCCGGCTTCATTACTTTAAATGAAAAACCCACTTATTACAGTGGGTTTTATTTTATTTATTAAATTCCTCCGTCAGTTATTGACCAAAGATTTGGTGCTCCTGTTAGAATTGCTCTACCTGCTGAACCTGCTGCTGTATATTTAATAGTTCCAAAACTAATTGTTACCGATGGCTTTACTGGTCTTGAAGCCCATCCTGTTGTTGTATTATAAATAGCATCCAAATTAGCAGAAGAGTAATTTGCTGCTGTTTTGGATTGCATAAAACCAGAAAATAATGTAACATTTGAAACATTCCAAGAACCAATGTTTTTATCGAATGCAGCTGCTCCGCTAAACATAGTACTCATATTTGTAACAGAGGCAGTATTCCATGACCCAATTGGTTGGTTAAAGTTTACAGCTACTGAAAACATTCCAGACATATTTGTAGTAGCTACAATAGTCCAAGCACTAATATCCTGATTAAAAAAAGTTGCATTAGCAAACATATTTTGCATTTGTATAACATTTGATACGTTCCACGCCCCTATTGGTTGGTTGAATGCAACTGCATTTGAAAGCATATTACTTGTGTTATTTACTGCAACCATATTCCAAAGTCCAATTGGTTGATTAAAATTACTAGCAAGTGAAAACATCTGGTTCATATTAATAGTTCCAGTAGTTTTTAGCGTCCAGTTATTTATTGTATTACTACCTCCATTGTTGAATGCAGTTGCTCCCTGAAATGTACCCTGAAAAGTTGTTGAAGAAGAAACATTCCAACTGCCAATATTTTGATTAAATACAATGGCGTTATTAAAAGTACCTGCAAATGTAGTAACAAGTCCAGTACTCCAACTTCCTATTGGTTGATTAAAAGTAGATGCAGATGTAAACATACTGGCCATATTGTTTGCACTTGTAGTTACCCAGTTATTAATAGTATTACTGCCTCCATTGTTAAAAGCTGTAGCACTTTGGAACATTGAGTTAAATAAGGTAACATTTGAAACATTCCAAGCACCGATATTTTGATTAAAAATTATGGCGTTTTGAAACATAAGAGCCATATTTGTAACAAACTGTGTGTTCCAATTTCCAATAGGTTGATTAAATGCTCTAGCCGAATTAAACATCCCAGTCATATTTATAGTTCCGCTATTTTTAAGAACCCAATTGTTTATATCTGAACTTCCCCCATTGTTAAATGTAGAAATCCCAATTGAACATAAAAACATATTAGCAAAAGTTGTAACAGAACTTACGTTCCATGCACCTATATTTTGATTGAATGCTTTATTATGAGTAAACACATTAGACATGTCCGTCACGGAAATAGTATTCCAAGTATTTAAGGGCTGATTAAATACTGTTGTACTTCCTGAAAACATGTTGGATATGTTTGTAACAGATGACATATTCCAATTTCCTATGGGTTGATTAAAAGGCGATATACTGAACATGGAACTCATTATAACACTACCGCTAGTTTTAATACTCCAATTACTAATCGTGTTACTTCCACCATTGTTAAATGAAGATTCTGAAAACATTGAATTAAATGTGGTAACATTTGAGACATCCCAATTTCCAATATTTGAGTTAAAAGATGATAGAGTAAACACAAACGACATATTTGTAATAGATGTTGTATTCCATTCATTGACTTTATTAATAGTAGTTAATGAAGTACATGATCTAAATGTACTTGAAAGAGTATTAATCCCAGTCAAATCAAGAACATCTGAAACACTTGATAAATTTAAATTGGAACAACCAAAGAAATTTGCTGTTACATTACCTAATTTCAAAACACCCCAAGAATCTATTGAAAGAATCTTCAATCTATCACCAGTGTTGTTAAATTGCCATCCAAGACACGTCCCATTTATTTTAATAATATAATCACCGGCAACGGCATACGTTTTAGTAGTTTGAGCCTGATTCCAAACTGTAATTACGTCACTTGTACCATCACCCCAATCAACTGTAAAATTATAAGTTCCAGTAGATACCAATGGTAATTTAGCCTGAACATTTGTTGAAGAACCAGTAGATAAATTACTGGTTCTCCAAGTAGATACGAAAGGTTTTTGAAACCAATATGGATTTACTAAATTCATTTTACGATATTTTTTAAATATATTATCTACGGGATTTATTCTGCGCTCTCCCATCCTGCATCGATATTAGGAACTTGGTTTGCAATTACCTGATCAACTAAAATATTTCTATTGTCTTTATTTTTAGACAATTTAACAGCAATTGCATTCATGTCGTTTAGTAAAATTTCTTCTTCTTCATTTAAAAGAGCTCCGGTAGCCGCTTTAGCTGAAGCATTCAACATAAGCAACATTTTGTCTTTATGTACTCCTTCGCTCCAAATCAAATTGTTAGCTTCTTTCTCTGCATTATCAATTGAAACAATAATAGCTTCATTACTTCTTCTTTCAGGAGTATATGTAATTTGATAAGCTTTTATTCCGGAATAAAGTGGGTGATCAGGAAAAGTTTCTAACTGATCAAGATTAGGAATGTTTGTTCCTAAAATATAAATTCTTGGATCATAATCAGGCTCAGGAAATGGAATATTAACAACTAACCATTCTAAATCTGGATCTATTTCTCCTTCTAAAAACGGTGTTACTTCCAATCTTGGATAATCAGCAAATTTAAGGATTGATTTTGTGCTTTTTTGCACTAATACTGATGGAACGCTCATAATTTTTATATTTATAGTTTATAATTAAATTTTGTTACCTATAAGAGTGACTTTTAACCCCTTTCCGGCTATCGTACTACCTACTTGAGTTGTTAGAATTGTTATAATTGAATCATCTGTTAAGTTAGGTCCTGAAATCACATATGGAACCGAAGCACCTACACTTGTAGTCGATGAAATGTCTGCACTTATTAATGTGCTAAAAATAGATACGCCTCCTTTTCGAATATCAACTATTAATTTAGTTCCAGTAGCTGCCGTATTTAGTGAAAGTTTGACTGCTGTAAGAGTTAATCCAGTTGGCATTCTAAATGTTATAAGAGTTCCTGCTGTTAAATCAGATGTTTCGTCACTACATGCATAACTTAATTCTATTTTTCTGGCATTAAATTGAGATTGAGTTATAAACTGATTTGGCAAAACTGCATTTCCCCCTCCAACTGGACCAGTTCTTTCAATAGCTGCTGTCTTCGTATTTCCTGCATCAATGCTTGTGCCTGCTAAATTAAAATTTGATGTGTTAGTTGTTATTGCTTTAGTTTGATATAAAGAAATAGATGAATTGTAAACCCACGTAGAAGCATCTGTTCCTATATATAAATTGTTTACATCATTTTTAAGTGAATCATCATTAACGGTTGGAGGGTTATTTAAGTCAAAAATTGTAGCTGTAGTCGGATTTGTAGAGTTAACAAAAACAATTTTAGAAAAATCGTCAGGAATTGTTCCGTACCAGTCATTTCCAACTCCTGGCTCTGAATTTTTTCCAGTCAAATTTTGCCAGTTTTCACCTAAATGAGAAACAATGGAGTTGACTTTATATCTCCTTTGAGCATTCCAAATTAATTCAGAATTTTCAAGTATTAATTTATTTTTCGCCATCTTTTTTCACTTTAGGTTTTGTTTCTACTTCTGCGGCCTTTTTTTCTGGCTCCAACATTTCTTTTGGAATTATATTGGCCTCTTCCAAGTTTTTTTGGAAATTTTCATCCCATTGTCCGGCTCCTAATGCTTCTGTAGCTTGCTCTCTTGAAATAAGTGGAGATTTATCATTTATTCCTAACATTTCACGAATAGCTTTAATCTCTTTCAATGGATCAATATGCGGCATATTTCTTCCTGTAAATCTACATTGAGCATAACTTTCAGTAACCATGAAGTTGTCAATATTTTCTAAGTAACCAGGAGCAACAATTTTATTGCTCAAAATCTGAAATTCCAACCAAAGTTTGTAAAAAGGTATGTAAAAATCATTTGCAAATTTAGTTCTATTCACTTCGATTATATATCCAAAACTATTGATTGCAGCTCTCGATGCAGAATAATTAGAATTATATTGTTGCATTGCAACTTCAGGAGGAACATCTGATCCTGCACTAACCTCTTCAAAAATAGCTTTTTTAAATGCCGGATAATCTCCTTCTGCCTTTGATTCAAATGAATTTAAAGTAGAACCGTTTGGCATATTATATGTCATTCCAGGTGCAGTTTCATTCATTCTATTAGCAAGTCCATCTGCCAATTTCATGTTTGCTGCCATGTCGTTTCCTGTTATAACAGACTCTCCTCTTTTCTGTTGTACAATACTTTTTAGTGGGTTTTCTCCGGTAGAAAATTCTTGATGCTCTATGGTATGAACAATCTTTGCTCCCTGCTCCACTTTAGTAACTGTAGCCTCAGTGTAACGATCCAATTTATTAACTTTTTCCAGAGATTGAGACATTTGAGGAACAGAACGAATATGATCAGGACTAATCTTTTTACCTGAAACCATCCAAGCCATAACTTTTTGTGATTTTTCTCCAATGGCAGGGATTCTTTCCCACTTATCAACTTTGTCTTTTTTACATGTCTTTACATAAAAAGCAACATGAGCTCCTTTTTCATCAAGTTCAATTCCATGTTTAATTTCATTTCCAGAAGCAGCTAATGCATCAGAGTATTTATCCAAATCTGGGTCACAAACGTGTTCTCCTGAAATAACCTGCATGTTTGGACCATTTTCATTGAATCTTACGACACAAAGCATGTCTCCTCCCAAAAACTCTCCCTGATATGTTTCTAATGCCAGATCATGTAAGCTGTTTTTTCCTTTATAATCAGACATTTTAGAGTTGGCATAAATCTTAAAACGAGCCTCAGTTACCTTCTGAAATTTAGCATATACTTCTTTTGAATTAACAATGCCCTCAGACTCTAAAACAGTTCTTTCTGGCTCCGCTTGAAGTTTTAATCCTGATCCAATTGTCCAATAAAAGAACTTTGATGCAATAATTTTAATAGTATCAATAGTCGCATAAGCACTATACATTCTCAATCTCAATTTCTTAAAATCAGGAACTATTCTCTGAACGACTCCAAGCTCACCAAGATTCTTTTCTCCATCGTAATATTTATCCACAATAGGATAACGATGGCCAACCGATCCAATCTCATCTACTCCCTGATAAACAACACTCCTTGTAGTATTATTTTGAGAACCACTAGATCCCCATTTAATTTCAAATCCTAGTATTTTCATATCGTTTTTTTATAAACTTCCTCCAACTAATCGGGTTCCCCTACCGTTGTATTGATTAATATAATCCTGTCTTATTTTGCGTAATCCCTGCATTCCGGCTATCATTTGATCTAAACTTCTAAACCTAGATCTCACTTTCATCTGGCCATCGTCCATTTCGTACTCTGCATATTCTCCTGAAAGAGTAGCACTCAAAATAGCTTTTTCCATTCCTTCAATCAAAAGATCATAAGTTGCAATTTTTCCAATAAGTTTTGATTTACATTCAAAAAATTGTTCTATTGACATGTATTCTACATTCATATCCTTTTATGTTTTTAGTTTATATCAAAAAAGGAGCATCGGCCATTTATAGACCAATGCTCCTTTCTTTTAAAATGTTACCCAATGTTTCACAACAATAGATTTTAATATTCTCCACAAATATATGAAATATTCAAACATAAAAAAGCCACCCTACGAATAGAGTGGCTCAGTCTGAAAAACAAAAAAACAATAAGGACTAAGGATGCCTCAAATTTACAGTTTTTTGTTTATATTTTTATTTTTAATTTTCATCGTTAATATCGTTGCTTATTCCGAAAATTAATATCCCAATTGAAACAATGAAAGTTATTATATAGATCCAGATTAATTGATTGGTTGTTAACTGAACATCAATGTAATCGAAATCTGAGAACTGCTTTCTTTTCCATAATTTAGGAACCAATTTATTTAATTCAATCAGTTTTTTACGAATGGTTAAATGTTCATTCATAAATAATTGATTTGCCTGCGATTCTAAACGCTTATCATCTGACCATGAAAATGATTTCGCCCATCTACTTTTTGAATCAACACAAATTACAAGCTCATTTTTATTTCCTCCCTTCCAGTATTGTTTTTGAAGCTCTGCAACAGACTCTTTTTGGTTTTTAAAAATAAGAACAAATATTTTAATTTGATGCTTTTTACCCTGAAGACCATTTATTTTTCTTAATGTAACTTTATCATAATCATTACAACCTACACAGGAATTTTGCTTTGATTCTTCAATTTCAGGATAGTCAACAACTTTTAATTTCTGAATGGAATCTAAATCTTTAAAATGAAATACCGTTTCTGCAGTTTGAGGCTTATTATCATATTGCCCTGAAGAGTCGTAAATATTTAAGTTATTAAACTTATTATCCCAAATTGTTCTTTGAGCATCCCCATCAATAGTATGATAGTGACGGTTCATTTCAACAAATTCCTCATTTTTCCATGTTTTACGAAGCGAATTATACTTTTCTTCTGAAATTGTTTTTTCTGATCCAGTATTTAAAGTAGCCTCCCAATATTCAGGATGATTTTGTACATATGAACAATCGTAATAATGAGTAACACAAGACCTTGATTTTCCAGTTCCGGAACATGTTGTATAAGAACATGTTTTTTGAATATATTCGTTCCATTGATCATAGTGCATTGCATAGTCAACATAAGCAGAATAATATTCTGTATCTGAAACCAAGTTTTTTACCATTGACCATTTGCATATCATAATTATAATTATAGATGCAAAAACTGGCAATATTATTTCCCACCAGACTAATTTCTTTTGATATAATACAAATGCCAGTATTGATAAAAATACTGGCACTAATAAAGCTAACCATTCCATTATTTGGAATCAGATTTAGATGTTGAATCTTTTTTATGTCTTGGAAACAAATTCATAGAATCTTCTTTTCCAGATGAAAATGCTTTTTCTGCTGCATTATTTATCACAATAGGGATTTCTATCTTCTCAACATCTGATAGAAACCAACTTGTGGGAAACATAGTCAACAAATTATTATGTTGCCTGGACAAATCTGTCAATTGCTGTTGAGTAGAATGAAACGATTCCCTTTGAGCCTCAATTGAAGTCATTACCTGTTTGTATAATGAAGTATCAAATGTTGGATTGTGTTCTTGAATCCATTGCATCATTTGCCCTCCTCCATGATTATACCTACCTTCAACTAAAGATGGATATATTTCTTTGAAATCTTCTGCATACTGAGCAGAAACACCTGCCTGTTCTACAAGTATTTCAAACATTTTAGTGTAATTTGATTTGTTGTCTTTAATCTTGGCTTCTATAGAATTTCTTAAAGAAGCTTCTCTGTTTGTTGCCGAAATAGACATTGAAATATAAACTACTCCAAGTAACACTAGAATAGCTGCCGATGCAATAATAATTGTTTTTTTCATGACCTTATTGTTTGAGTTTTACAATGCCGCTCAAGGCTTTTATTAATATTTTACTTTTTTTGATTTTAAAATCCATTCCGGAGCTGTCAAAAAATACTCTGGCAGTTTCCCTGAAATTTCTTTTTTCTCCAAACTGCAAATTGATTTAGGGAACCATTCCACCCTACTTCCAGACTGAATATGCCCATCTGAATCTAAAATTAAAGAAACAAAAACGCCTATTGCTGTGGTAGTTTCTGCATGAAGATAAACCTGAACTGTTTTTTTTTCATTACTCATAAGCTGTAAATTTATATCCGTGTGGATTTCTTATTAATACGTTTTTGTTAATAAGTGTGTTAATAATGTTGGTGCAAACTTTATGAGAACAGCCAAACTCATTCATAATATCTCTCCTCGTAATTATATGAGCATAAGGAAACATCTTCTTGAAGTCCTTTACCAGAAAGTCTATATCTCCATTTAAACTAGATCCCATAATAACCGAATCTCCATCCTTGTGATACTTATTGACAATTTCTGAAACAGTATCTCTCCTTACTCCTGTTTTTTCGCTTATTTCTTCCCTACTCATAGATGAGAATAAAAACATTTCGAGTACCTCGATTCTTATTTTGTAGGTGATACGCATTGTTAATAAAGATTTTCAGATATTAATTGTGAGTCATTCCCGTTTTCAGAAGCTTCTAATCCCCATTTAATCTGATTATTTTCTTTAGCTATTTTCCAACCTTCCTTTCTGTCAACAAATCTATTTTCAGAAGTTATAAAACCTTGAGTCTCTCTTCCAGGTAATTCATCATCTTTTAATTCAGGTTTTAGTTTACGTAAAATTTCATAACAATCTGAATGCCTATGTCCGCTTATAATAATTCCATTAAAATTCAATGAAGCGCATAAAATAAACCCTTTTGTCAATGGTTCTGATTTTTCACCTAAAGAACATCTTATTACGACTTTTTCTTTTACCAAATGATTCCTAACAAAGTAAAACCCATCTGATTCCCATTTATTACCTAGATGGATATTCAACCGATTCTTTTTTGGATAATAAGTGCAGGCTCCCAACTCCGGAATGTCTGCCTTTATGAAATCCGTGTGCTCAACAAACATCAATTCGTTCATCTCTAGCAAATCCTTAAACTCGTTTCTTCTTACTTCTTGCATGGCTTAATAAATTGGTTCGTTAGACACTTGTAATAACTTAAATCTGTTAGGACTAGGCTTAATACAATAATTGTTATCATCCATAAATCCATGTTTTGTATATTCTTTGAATCCCTGATGAACAAATTTATCTTTATAGTTTTCTATAGAAAGCCAGACAAATCCTATTTCATAAAATTGCCCAATTATAAATTCTACATCTTTACCTTCGTACCAACCATTGTTGTGTTCTATGCCTCTTAAACTTGGAGGCCTATGCCCTAATTCATTTGAATCCCAATTGTTTTTATGGCTTAATTTCCAAAAAGAAACAAATTTAATGTGATTTTCATGTGATACTGTTGAATTAATTTTTAACCATCCATTTTCACCTACATAATCTTTTACCAGTTCCCAATGCTCTCCATAAGCCTCTTGTATTTTTTACTTTTTTGTCATGGCTACATTTTTACGATTTCACAAACAACTTCATTCCAATATTCTAATCGGTCATGATTTTCATCATTTGTATATTCAGAAACAGTTTCGTTTATAATTTCTTCAACTGTAATAGTGGCAACTTTTTTAGCCTGTGACAAAATCTGTTCAGGATATTCTGTATTGGTTAACATCGAACTACCAACATATCCATGAACGTAATTTTTGTACTTTTCAACTAACTCTTCTGCTTTTTCTTTTGGTGACATAATATTGTTTTTTTAAATTATTGATTTAATATTGGTTCTTGATGTTTACAAACATCTAAGGCCAGTTTTTTCTTTGGAGCAGGTAGGTGTTTTGAGTATTTACTAAAAGTCTGCAATACACGTCCGGCAACTAAAATGGTAGATAATTCATCATCATTTACCCCTTTCTCGTATTTAATCCAACTAAGAACTAAATTGAAGTAAAATCCATTTGTAAAACTTCGATTAACCGTGTTTGGCTTTTTCCAGTATTCCGGTTTTTCCTTTTCCAAAGCATCTTTTAGAATCGTATATAATTCTAACTTTGTGTACTTGTGAAATTCTGCTAATTTTTTGGCTTGACTAAAGTTCATAATATTAGTTTTTGTTGTGAAACGTGTTTTTTAATTTTATCTATTGCAGAATTATAGTAATTAACATCTAATTCACAAGCTGTTAATTCAAACCCATAATCGTGGCATGCTATAGCTATAGTTCCGGAACCTAAATGTGTGTCCAGGATCTTATCCCCTTTTTTCGCATATTTTGACAATACATACTTGTAAAGCGGTATTGGCTTTTGTGTTGGATGAATCTTGTCTTGATCATTAGCTCCTCCGGTATTTGAAAGCCTATATAATTTTGCCGGATAATCAAAAGAGGTCCAAGCTAACTCAACTTGGCTAAAATTATCCCATGCCTGTTTTTTATCCCAAACTAATATTCCTCTAGTTGGAGGTAATGGAAAATAATTACCTCCCCATATAACTTGATTTTTAGAAACTCTTTTTAATTCTTCAAAATATTCGAGATCTGGAATTGCATTATCCCAATCACAGTTCATTGTGGTTAAATTTTTTCCCTTAAAATGGCCTCCTCCTGAATTTAATCTTCCTTTCTTGCTTTTTACAGCAGTACTTACAGATGGACCAGAACCAAAACCGTCATTTTTACTTCTTTTTGGATTTGACCCCATTTGCATATTAGCTGCATTAATTCCGTAAGGAGGATCTACAATTGCCAGATCAAAATAATTGTCAGGATATCGAGACATCAAAATTTTGTTGTCCTCGTGTGTAATAGTTATTTTGTCTGTAATCATCATAGTATTTATATTTTACGCTTAGAGCAGGAAAAACTTTTGAGTGAGCAAAGGAAATCCTAGAGTATGAAAAAATCAAAAAAGAAATTTTCATACTCAGGGATTCCTTTTTCTTTGATCGAATTAACACGCTTGTCGCTATTAAACCCCATCGGTCGGATAAAACTTTTACTGTTGTTTATCTTAGTTCTATTTGTGCTCAGTAAAGCACCCTAGCGAGGTCAGAACCTACGGAAAACCTTTGCCCTTTGCTTTCTTGTTTTGACTTTAAAGTGGAATCAACAACGTTTTTACACCGATAAACCTTCCTCTCGATTTTGTTTGTAAAAGAGCACAAAAAAACTCCTAGACAAAGGGGCTGAAGCTTTGTTCTAGGAGTCGTTTATTTTGTTGAAACAATA